AATCGTTATCGAGATACTTTTGCTGCAACTGAAAGTCATGCAAAAGTCCTCGAAGCGATGGCACTTGATGCACTTGTTAAAGGTCAAAATCCGAGTGAGGTTTTACGTAATGTATCACCTTCTTCACGCCAACACCTATCCATGAGTGGATTACTTACACAAACGATTAATAGATATTGGCAAGATAAAGATACAAAACAACTTTATAATGCTAATATTGTTGTTGATATTTTAGGTAAGAATACAAATGTAAAAGACATTGATGAAAATGTGGTTGATAAACTTATTATTGAACTAATGAATAAAGGAAATTCAAATGGTACGATCAATAGGAAACTAGCTGCACTTTCAAAGATGCTTACGTTTGCATGGAAAAGGAAACTCATTACTTTTAAGCCAACTATTGAATGGCTTAAAGAAGGTAAAGGACGTAAACGATTTTTTACAGATCAGGAAGAAAATAAATTAATACAGATATTAAGACACGCAGATTTTAATTATTTTGCAGACTTTGTAGAAGTATTGATTGATACTGGTTTTAGAAAATCAGAGCTTATGGGTCTTGAGAAACGAGATATTGTTGAATACATAGATAATGAAGGTAAGAAAAAACAAAGAGCTACTGTGTACGATACAAAAAATGGTCTCAATAGAACAATACCTTTAACTGATCGAGCTCAAACAATACTAAGTAAATATGAAGGTGATAAACCTTTTGCAGGATTTAGTGATAATGATGTTAGGTTCCAATGGAATTATGCACGCGAACTTATGGGATTATCAAAAGATAAGCAATTTGTACTTCATGTTTGCAGACATACATGTGCTTCAAGAATGGTCCAACGTGGCGTATCATTATTAGTTGTGAAGGAATGGCTTGGTCATAAATCACTTTCGCAAACATTAGTGTATGCACATCTTGCACCTAACAATTTACAAGAAGCAGTGAAAGTGCTAAATGGTTAATTTGGTTAGGTCGCGTGATGGAATGGTAGACATAATGGACTTAAAATCCATGCCCTTTTGGGAGTGCCGGTTCAAGTCCGGCCGCGACTACCAAAGCTGAGACATAGCTCGTGACATATGTCTCAAATAAGAAAGGAGTTAATTAATAATCGGCGGGAAAATAAGGATATTTTAAGTTACTATCATCAACGCATAAGACTTAAAATATTTAATGTGGACAATACATTAGTGTATTAATCATATATACCTTACTTTTCTATAATAAATAACTAGCAATACATTAGTGTATTAATTAATGTATTTATTTTAATTTGTGACATAGAATTGTGACACGGAAAGGCAATAAAAATGTATAATTTAGAGCGCAGACAATTAGAGCTTGAAGAAGAATCAAAGTTAAATGGTGGTAAGCGAACGATGGATCGCATACTTAAACACATAGAAAAAAAATCAGAATCATTAACACCATATGGAAAAAGAATTACTTCAGCTACAGTTCAAAAAGTAGCTATAGCAATTAAAGAAAAATTAATGGAAGTAAATACTGGTCCAAAATTAATATCAGATGAGAAACTAAAATTAATAGATTATTATACTGCAGCAACAATAACCATACGTTTTATTGTTGATGCAATTAGCACTAGAGGAAGAAAATTTACAGCAACAGCAATTGCATTAGGTGGAAAGATTGAAGATGAAATATGGGCGAATAATTTACACGAACATAATCCATATTTAATTGAAAAAGTAATTGATGATATTGACTCAAGATCAGTGCATTATGGTTATAAAAAATATAAGCTTGGACAAACACAAAAGAAATTAGAGTATGAATATGTGCCTTGGAGTGCAAAAGAAAAGCTGCATGTTGGTGAAGCTTTATTTGAAATATTTATTAAAACAACTGGTGCAATAAGTATTAGGCCAAAACCTTATAGAGGTAAAACATATAACGTAATTGTATGTGAAGATAAAACCCTTGAATGGATAAGCAACTCAAATAATTTTAATGAATTTTTAAATCCTGAACATTTTCCGATGGTCGTTCCTCCGCGTGATTGGTCAACTCCTTTTAATGGTGGTTACCGCAGAACTAAAGGAATTTATTTAGTTAAAGGTCATAAAATAACATCTCATATGAATTATTTAGAAGAATTAAAACAATATGATATGCCTGAAATATATGAGTCAATTAATGCCCTTCAACAAACTAAATGGAAAGTTAATAGTAAAATTCTTCAAGTTTTAAATACTTGTTTTAATGATGGAAATAGAAGTAGAGGTAAATTAATTAATAATGAATTATTAGAATTACCAAATAAACCACATGATATTTCCACCAATAAAGAAAGTTTAAAAAAATGGAAAGCAAAAGCTGTCGCAGTATACACAGCAAATGAACGTACAAAATCTAAAAGATTAGCTTTAGCTAAAACAATATATTTAGCTAAGAAATTTGAAGAGTATGAAAACATTTATTTTGTTTGGACACTTGATTTTAGAGGACGTGCATATCCTGTTCCACCATATTTAAATCCTCAAGGACCTGACTATGCGAAAGCATTATTATCATTTGGTGATAAAAAACCTTTAGGTGAATCTGGTGTTCGTTATCTTGCAATACATTTAGCTAATACATATGGTTATGACAAAGTTAGTCTTGATGAAAGAGTACAATGGGCTAAAGATAATTCAGACATAATCAAACAATGTGCTGATACTCCATTTGAAAATAAATTTTGGGAAGATGCTGATAAACCTTTTCAATTTTTAGCCGCATGTTTTGAATGGCTTGGGTATTTAAAAGAAGGAATAAACTACGAATCAGATTTATCTGTGCATTCAGATGGTTCATGTAATGGTCTTCAACATTTTAGTGCAATGCTAAGAGATGAAGTTGGAGGTGAAGCTGTAAATTTACTATCATCAAAGCAACCGAAAGATATTTATGGAATGGTTACAGATGTAGTTAAACAAAAGTTAAATGAAGATAATTCTACATACGCTGAAAATTGGAAATCCGTTGGAATAACAAGAGATGCTAGTAAGAGAAGTGTGATGACTCTTCCATATGGTTCAACAAGATATTCTGCAACGGAATTTGTAGACGAATATATACAAAAAAGATTAGATAAAGGAGACATACTAGATTTTAATGATCGTCAAAAACAAGCAATTTATTTAGCAGGTGTGGTATGGAAATCTATTGGAGATGTAGTTGTCAAAGCACCTGAAGCAATGGAATGGTTACAAAAGGTTGCAAGACTTTGTGCAGAACAAAAGACACCTGTATTTTGGTTAACGCCTTTAGGTTTTCCAGTTAGACAAGCATATTATTCTACATCTGAAACTGTTGTCAGAACTAGAATGATGGGTAGAATACGTATTAGATCAACTACAACTAAAGTTGATAAACGCCGACAAGCAAATGGCATATCTCCAAATTTTGTACATTCGCTTGATGCTACAGTTATGTTGCTTACAACTAATTATGCAAAACAAAAAGGTATAGATAATTTTGCGATGGTACATGATTCTTTTGGAACTCATGCTGCAAATCAAGGATTATTAAATGAATGTTTAAGATTAGCTTTTGTAGATTTATATTCACAAGTAGATCCGCTTGAAGCTTTCCTTGAATATGCATTACAAATAATTCCTGAAAAACACCATCATAAAATACCTGAATTACCAAAGAAAGGTAATTTAGATATTAATGAAGTATTGAAAGCTGACTATTTTTTCAGTTAATCAATGCACTAGTGTATAATAGATACACGTCTTAGAAATATTTATTAAAAAAGGAGTTTTATGGACAAAGATAAATATTTAAAAATAACAACGCCACTTGGAATCGCTAAGTGGCCGTGGTTAACGAAAGCAGATACTAAGTTTAATGCTGATGGCGTATATAAAACTGATTTATTACTATCATCAGGTGAAACAAAAAGTATTGCTGGACAATTAAAAGCTTTTTATGAAAGACATTTTCCTAACAAAAAAGGTAAAATGCCTTATAAAAAGGAAGTTGATGATACAGGCAAAGAAACTGGTAATTATATTTTTAAGTTTAAATCTAAAAATAAACCAGCAGTTTTTGATGCAAGTGGAAAACCAATGCAAGATGTTAATGTGTTTGGTGGTTCAAAAATAAAAGTATCAGCGACAGCTTCACCATATAATGCAGCAGGAAATCAAGGTGTAACCCTTTATTTAAATGCTGTGCAAGTAATTGATTTAGTTACTGGTGAAACTGGTTCATCAACTAGTTTTGGCTTTGCAGCTGAAGAAGGTTACAAACACGAAGCAGGAGAGATTGAAAGTGTAGAAGAAAACACTGAAAGCTCTGCTGATGACTTTTAGAGGTAATTATACAAGTAAAAGTGCTCGTTCATTAGGATATAGATCAGGTTTTGAAGTAAAAATTGCTAAACAATTAAATGATTTAAAAGTTAAATATACTTATGAATCATTAAAAGTAAAATACACTAAACCAGTTAAGCATTCTTATTACAAACCTGATTTTATCTTATTCAATAAAATTATTATTGAAGCTAAAGGTTTATTCTCAAGTAAAGATAGACAAAAACATTTACTTATTAAAGAACAGCACCCTGAACTCGATATAAGATTTGTGTTCAGTAATTCCAAATTAAAATTAAATAAAAAATCAAAAACAACATATGCAATGTGGTGTGAAAAATATGGATTTGATTATGCAGATGAAAGGATCCCAAAAAATTGGCTGTATGATAAAAAAGACAGGATTAAAAGATAGAGAACAAACTAATTGTATAGAAGTAGTAAGAACAAATACTAAACCTGATTTAGATTTATCTAAACATGATTTAAATAAACAAGAATTAGAAAAAGGTAATTTAGGTATAGGTCATCATTTTATAATTAAACTTGATGGCACTATAGAAAAAGCTAGAGACATAAATAAAGTAGGAAGTGGAAGAAAAGATGCAATATCTTTATGTATTGTTGGTGGTTTAAATAAAGATAATATTGAAGATAAAACTTTTACAAAAAACCAACGCATATCCTACGGAAAAATAATTGATTTTATTTATAAAACTTATGGAGTGAATAAAGTAGTATGATTATTATTTTAGAAGGTCCAGATTGCTCAGGTAAAACAACACTAGCAAAATATTTATTAACATCTTTAAAAGGTAATTATAATTATATTCATAATAGTTTAGATGAAAATAAAAATTTTGTATGGAGAGATTTAGAACGAAATATAATTAAGAAACATAGTTCGTTGTATGATTCACATTTAAAATCAATTACAAAACATAAAAATGTTATTGTTGATAGGTTATGGCCAAGTGAATTAGTTTATGGAAGTTTATTTAGAAGTAAACTTGAATATAGTATACCAGAGCTAAGGAAAGAAATACAAAATTATAAAACATTATATATTGGGTGTTTACCACCAAAACATCTTGTAGAAAAATATCATAAGAGAAGATTATATAGTAACGAAGAAGACTTTAATACAGTGTCATCTGTATATGATCTTTACGAATGTTTATTTAATTTATCAAATGAGTTTTTAATTTTTGATTATGAGATTGAATCAATTGAAAAATTTACGAGGAGGTTAACAAATGAATATAAACAATGTTTGGCAACAGCTAATTAGTGATTTAATAAAACAAGTAGGAACTTATAGTCCACGAGGAGCACCAACAAAAGAAATTTTAGGTTATCAAACTAAAATTGATATGAGTAATCCATTTTTAGATATACCAAATAGAAAACTTGGTGAAAGTTTTAGATTTGCAGAAGCAGCTTGGATATTAAGTGGTGATAATAGAGTTAAAACTATTAAACCATATTCTAAAATGATTGAACAATTTAGTGACGATGGAGTTAGATTTTTTGGAAGTTATGGTCCAAAAATAGTAGATCAAATTTCTTATGTTGTTGATACATTAAATAAAGATAAACACTCAAGACAAGCAGTTATAAATATTTGGAGAGAAAAACCTGGTCCAAGTAAAGATATTCCATGCACTTGTAGTTTACAATTTTTGATTAGAAATAATACATTACATTGTATAGCAACTATGAGATCAAGTGACGCTTGGTTAGGTTGGCCTTATGATGTTTTTAATTTTACTTGCGTTTCAATTTATACACTACTGCAATTAAAACACTTACACAATAAAATATATGCAATAGGTAATTTAACTTTAAATGCTGGATCACAACATCTTTATGAAAGAAACTGGGAATTAGCAAGAAAATGTATTTATTGTGATACTGCGGGTAATAATTATAGAATACCTTTTGGTAATTTTAGAGATGCAGATGAATTAATTGAATATTTATGGTGGTCTGCACGTGGCTAATTTTGTTAAACATGAACCTTGTCCTGAATGTGGTTCAAAAGATAATCTTGCAAGATATGATGATGATTCAGCTTATTGTTTTGGTTGTGAGTATTTTGAAGGTGAACATAAACCAATACAATCAAATATAAAAGTTAAAGGTGAACTTAAACCACTAATTAAAAGGAAAATATCATTAGAAACTTGTAAGAAATTTAATTATCGTGTTGGTGAGCTTAATAATAAACCTTGCCATATAATGGATTATGGATCTGCTACTAAATTTAGATTCCAAGATAAAACATTTAGTTGGAAAGGTGACTCAAAATCAGCCAAGCTTTTTGGTGAAAAATTATTTAAGAACAAAGATGGTAAACGAATAATTGTTACAGAAGGAGAAATAGACGCATTAAGTATTTCACAAGCATTTGGAAATAAATGGGAAGTTGTATCAATTAAAAATGGTGCTGCATCAGCAGATAAAGATATTAAAAATAGTTTAGATTTTTTACAATCATATTCTCAAGTTGTATTTTGTTTTGACCAAGACACCGTTGGTCAACAAGCAGCAAAAAAGTGTGCTGACCTTTTTACTCCGGGTCAAGCACGCATTGCTGCATTACCTTTAAAAGATGCAAATGAAATGTTAGTTGCGGGAAAAATACAACAATTAATTCAATCTATATATGATGCTAAAGTTTATAGACCAGATGGAATTATTGATGGTGCAACTTTATTTAAAGAAATTTCAACTAAAGAAATTAATGATTCTGTTCCTTATTGTTTTGATGAATTAAATAAGAAAACATATGGTTTACGTAAAGGTGAATTAGTTACTATCACTGCTGGAAGTGGTATTGGTAAATCACTTGTATGTAGAGAAATAGCTTATGATTTAATTGTTAATCATAATAAAAAGATAGGTTACATAGCACTTGAAGAATCAGTAAAGAAAACTGCTTTAGGTTTATTATCAATAGATTTAGATAAACCATTACATATAGATAATGATATTGAAACTAAATTATTAGAAGGTAGTTTTAATAAAGTATTATCAAAAGGAAATGTTTTATTTTATGACCATTTTGGTTCATTAGAATCAGATAACTTAGTTAATAGAATAAGATATTTAGCAATAAGTTGTAACTGTGATTATATAATTTTAGATCATATAAGTATTGTAGTTTCAGGATTAGAAGGTGGTGATGAAAGAAGAGCCATTGATAATGCTATGACAAAACTTAGATCATTAGTTGAAGAAACTGGTATTGGTTTAATACTTGTTTCACATTTAAAAAGACCAACAGAAAAAGGGCATGAAGAAGGTGCACACACATCTCTTTCACAATTACGTGGATCTGCAGGCATTGGTCAACTTAGTGATATTGTAATTGGTTTAGAACGTAACCAACAAAGTGATAAAAATTCTCACATAACAACATTAAGGATTTTAAAAAATAGATTTAGTGGAGACACAGGTAAAGCAGGGCAGCTTATTTATAATCCAATTACAGGAAGATTAGTACAATATGATAAAGATATTGAAGAAGGATTATGATTTATACTTAACAAATTTAATATTTGCTGCAATTAAAACAGTAGAAACCAGTAAAGGTTCTGCAATAATTCCTGTTCATACTGATGAGGACTTATTGCGTTTACATTTAATGTTGAATGAGTTGCTTTTCCAATACCCAGAAACATTACATATTCAAGTTGAAAAATTCACAACACACTAGGAGGAAAATGAAATATTGCTTTGATATAGAAACTGATGGATTATTAAACGACGTTACTAAAATATGGTGCATTGTATTAAAAGACATCGATACAAATGAAGTATTTAAATATGGACCAGCAAACGTACGTGATGGTGTTATTAAAATGCAAGGTGCTGAATTATTAATTGGCCATAATATAATTGCTTTTGATTTACCGGTAATTCAAAAGATTTATAAATACTCTCAAATGAATAATAAAGTGTTTGATACTCTTGTTGCTACTCGTTTAGTATGGGCAGATATAAAAGATAAAGATTTTAGAAATGTTAATAAAGGTTTTCCAACAAAACTTATTGGTCGTCATAGTTTAAAAGCTTGGGGTGTAAGATTAGGAAATTATAAACAAAATATAGAAACAGATTGGTCTGAATTTACAGATGAAATGTTAGAGTATTGTGTACAAGATGTAGAAGTTACACATACATTATACAAAAAAATAATTGAAAAAAATTATTCAAAACAATCTTTAGATTTAGAACATAGCTTACAAAAGATTTGTGTTAAAATGATGCATAATGGTATTGGATTTGATTTGGATAAAGCAAAAGATTTATATGCAAAGCTATGTCAAGAAAGAAACAATCTTGAACAAGAACTACAAATACAGTTTCCACCTTGGGAAGTTAAAACACCTTTTATACCAAAAGTAAATAATGCTAAACGTGGGTATGTTAAAGGAGTGCCTTTTACAAAAACAAAACAAATTGTTTTTAATGCAGGTTCAAGAGATCATATAGTTGATAGATTAAAAGTAGTAAAAAATTGGAAACCAAAAGATTTTACGCCAGATGGTAAAGCAAAAATGGACGAAGAAATTTTAAATAGTTTACCATATCCTGAAGCTAAATTACTTTCTAAATATTTTGTTATTCAAAAAAGAATTGGTATGCTTGCTGAAGGTGCACAAGCTTGGTTAAAGCAAGAAAAAAATAAAAGAATATATGGAAGCATAAATACAAACGGAGCAGTTACAGGAAGAGCAACACATAGTAACCCAAATATTGCACAAGTTCCTGCAGTATATGTGCCATATGGAAAAGAATGTCGTGAATTATTTTGCTCTCCAAAAGATAAAGTATTGGTTGGTGTTGATGTATCTGGTTTAGAATTACGCATGCTTGCACATTATATGGCTAAATATGATAATGGAGAATATGCTGATATAGTTGTTAATGGTGATATACATACACATAACCAAAAAGCAGCAGGATTAGAAACGCGTGATTTATCAAAGCGTTTTATCTATAGTTTTCTCTATGGCGCGGGTGCAACAAAAATAGGAAATGTAATTGGTGGTAATATGCGTGATGGTGCAAAACTTAAAAAGAAATTTTTAGAACAAATGCCTGCATTAAATATGCTTATACAAAATGTCCAAGACAAAGCTGAAAGAGGATATTTAATTGGTTTAGATAAAAGAAAAATTGTAGTGAGAGCTGCGTTTAGTGCTCTTAATACACTATTGCAAGGAGGCGGTGCCATTGTCTGTAAACAATGGATTCATGAACTTAACACAATATTTAATAGTAATACAAAACTTGTTGCTTGGGTTCATGATGAAATAATCATTGAAACAACAAAGGAACATGCTGATGAAGTTGCCAACAAAGCAATTGATGCAATTAGAAAAGCTGGCCAAAGCTTACAACTACGAGTTGAGCTTACGGGAGATGCCAGAGTTGGGGCAAACTGGTCCGAAATACATTAAGCAAAAAATTCAAGCACGCGTACATAAAATTAAATATAGAGCTAAAGGAAAAGATTTTCCATTTAATGTTAGCTTTGAACATTTACTTGATATATTTCCTACTGATTTTATTTGCCCTGCTTTAAATGTATTTTTAAATTTTGATAATTATAATCATCAACCAACAATAGATAGAGTAATACCTGAAATAGGTTACGTTGAAGGTAATATTATATGGGTAAGCTTTTTAGCAAATCGTATAATGTCAAATGCAACACACGGTGAAGTAAAACAAGTAGGCAATTTTGCTGAAAAAATTTTTAAACAATTTTATCCAAAACTATACACTAATGTATTAAAGAAAAAGGAAAATTTTATGAAAAGAAGAACATTATTAATTGATGGTGATATTGTATTGTATCAAGTTTCATCACAATGTGAAATTGCAACTGATTGGGGAAGTGGAATGTGGACACTTCATTCAGATTTAAATCATGGTATTCCATTATTTAATAAACAAATAGAAGCTTATAAAGAAAATTTACAAGCTGATGATATTATTATTTGTTTAACTGGTCATGATAATTTTAGAAAAAAATTATTTAATGAGTACAAAGCAAACAGAGAAGATAGAAGAAAACCATTAATATTAAATCCATTAAGAGAATATGTTGAATCAAGACATACTTGTTTATGGGAAAATAATTTAGAAGCAGATGATGTTATGGGATTACAATCACAAAAAGCAAACAAATTTCAAGAATATGTAATTGTAAGTATAGATAAAGATATGAAGTCTATTCCATGTTTACTATCATCAAATGGAAAAGACATACAAAAAATAAGTAAAGAACAAGCAGATTATAATTTTGCTTTTCAAACTTTAGTTGGAGATTCTACTGATAACTTTTTAGGTTGTCCATCTGTTGGACCTAAAAAAGCAACACTCATATTAGATAATACAAACAATACATATTGGGAAGCTATTGTTAAAGCTTTTGATAAAGTTGGATTAACAGAAAATGATGCAATCATACAAGCTCAAATGGCTTATATTTTAAGAGAAAAAGAGGATTATAATTTTGAAACAAAGGAAGTTAATGTATGGCAACCAAAAAAGTAAAACCAAGTAAAATTGATCCTGAACATTATAATAAACACCCAATACAACCTATTAACTTTATAATTGCTAACAAGTTAAATTTTTGTGAAGGCAATGTTATTAAGTATATTTGTAGATGGCGTAGAAAAAATGGTGTTGAAGACTTAAAGAAAGCAAAACAATATATTGATTTCTTAATAAATGGTGGAATATGAATAGAAACAGATACCTCTATAGGAAAAACAACGATAATTTAGTGTCAGAAGACGCTACTTTACCTACTAATATTGATGATTTAATTAAATTAGTAAATGAAACTTTTCCACTTAGTAAGCCAGAATTAAATACTCCATTAACTGAAATTCAGCGCAAAGCTGGACAACGTGATGTAGTAGATTGGTTAGTTGAGTTAAAAGAAAGAAGAGACAAAAATGTGCTTAGCAAGAAATAACACTCCTCCTGTGTATCAAAGACCTGATCCTAAATTAAAATTTAAGGACGGCAATGTTTTTGATCCATTACCAGAGGAAGAAACAAGCACAACAGATACCTCATCTACTCAAGGCAATAATAATAACAATGATCCAAAACCTGACGGTTATGGGGAAGGTACTGTTATTGGTTTTAACACAGGTCTTAATATACCTGAAACTACACTTAATTTAGGTTTTACTAATAATTCAACAACAGTCTAAGGAGAAATACATATGTGTTTTGGCGGATCAAGTTCACCTCCACCACCACCTCCATCTCAACCAATAGCAAATGCTCAACCAATGGAAGACATGTCGCCTGAAATTGAGATTGCAGGTGAAGATATGAGTGAAGACGACTTAGCTAACAAAAAGAAAAAACTAGGAACGGCACAGTTAAACACTGATCTTGGCACTGGTTCAATTTCTGGTGCTGGCTTACAAATACCTAATTAATTATTATGCAATATAGTGATAAAACGGCGAAACAACGCTATAATGATATGACAGAATATCGCGAACATTATTTAAATCGTGGTCGTGAATGTTCTGAATTAACTTTGCCGGCGTTATTACCAGAAGATGGTGTTAATCATACAAGTGATTTATATACTCCTTATCAATCTGTTGGTGCGCGTGGTGTAAATAATCTAGCTAGTAAGCTTTTATTATTATTACTTCCACCAAATCAGCCATTTTTTAGATTAAATGTTGATGGTAAAACTAAAGAAGAGATGGATCAAGAACCAGAAATAAAAACTGAGATTGAAAAATCACTTGCTAAAATTGAGCGTGAAGTTATGTCAGAAATAGAACAACTGGCAATAAGAGTACCGGTATTTGAAGCACTAAAACATTTAGTTATAACAGGTAATACATTAGTATATATGCCTAGAAAAAATACAATGCGTGTGTTTCCACTTTCACAATATGTTTGTAGAAGAGATCCTGAAGGAAATTTATTAGAATTAGTAGTTAAAGAAACTGTATCTCCTTTTACTTTTGATGAAAAAGATCAAGAAGAAATATTAAAAAATGAAGAAGATGCACAGTCAACTGATGAAGTAGATTTATATACTCATATATATTTATTACCAAATAAAAAATATTATGTATGCCAAGAAGCTAATGATTATAAATTACCTGAATCAGTTGGTACATACACACAAGAAAATATGCCGTGGCAAGTTTTACGAATGGTGCGTGTGGATAATGAAGATTATGGAAGAGGATATGTTGAAGAATATCTTGGTGATCTTAAGTCGCTAGAAGGTTTATCACAAGCACTTGTAGAAAGTGCAGCAGCTTCATCAAAAGTTGTATTTATGGTAAGACCAAATTCATCAACAAAGAAAAGAGAATTATCAATTGCTAATAATGGTGATATTATTACTGGATCAAAAGATGATGTTTCTACATTACAAGTAGAAAAACATTATGATTTAAGAGTAGTAGCAGAAGCAATAGAACGTTTTGAGGAACGTTTATCATTTGCATTTCTTTTAAATTCAGCAGTTCAAAGGCAAGCCGAAAGAGTTACTGCAGAAGAAATCAGATATATGGCTAATGAGTTAGAGACTGCACTTGGTGGTGTTTACTCATTATTATCACAAGAATTTCAGTTACCTTTAGTTAAAATACTAATGCAACGTATGTCATCAAAAGGTGATATACCTAAGCTACCTAAAGGAACAGTTAGACCTACTATTATAACAGGTGTTGAGGCACTTGGTCGTGGGAATGACTTACAGAAATTAAGAGAGTTCACGGCAGAAATTGGACAGATTGCTCAAATGAATCCTGATGTTGTTAAAATGTTAAACTTAACAGATTTAATTAAACGAATAGCAACAGGACATGGAATTGATACTGAAGGTTTAATTAAATCCCAAGATCAACTTGCAGCAGAGCAAGAAGCCCAACAACAACAAATGCAACAACAACAATTAAATGATACGATGCAGCAAGCTGCTCCTCAAGTAGCAGGAAAAGTTGCTGATATGGTTGCACAACAACAGGAGATGTAAAATGGTTGAAGCCGTTGAAATCAAACAAGAAGAAACTACACAAGAAAAACCAGTAGTTGAAGAAACAAATACTGAAGTAAAAAATGAAAGACCAGATTGGTTGCCAGAAAAATTTGCGAATGCTGAAGAAATGGCAAAAGCTTATGGTGAATTAGAAACTAAATTAGGTAAACCTCAAGAAGAAAAAGCTGAAGATAGCTCTGAACCACCTAACGAAACTAAATCAGAAACTAAAGAAACTTTAGAAATAGAAAAAACAGCAGAAAAAGCTGTTGAAGCTGCTGGTTTAGATATGACTAAACTTCAAGCAGAATATAATGAAAAAGGCCAATTAGATGATAAGTCTTATGAGTCATTAGAAAAAGCTGGTATACCTAAAAGTTATGTAGATCAATTTATAAAAGGGCAAGAAGCAATCGCTCAACAATTACAGAACACTATTAAAGGTGAAGTTGGTGGTGCAGAAAAATATACTGAAATAACATCATGGGCTAAAGACTCATTAAAACCAAATGAAATAGAAGCTTTTAATAAAACAGTTAACGGTGGAGATTTAGAAGCCGTTAGACTTGCAGTAACAGGTCTTAAAGCAAGATTTGATTCTGCAAATGGAAGTGAGCCAAACTTAGTATCAGGTAAAGCTAGTAGTGAATCTGGGAGTGGATATGGTTCATGGGCACAGGTAACTGAAGCAATGAATGATTCAAGATATTCTACTGATCCTGCTTACAGACAATCGGTGCAAGATAAAATTTCTAAATCAAACTTATAGTTGTGCAACATGGTATATGTGGCAACTGCGTAACATAATAAGTCAAATAACTTGACCCTCTACGGAGGATAATCTTGATTTATAAAACTAGTTTATGTGAAGCTTTTAGAAATTAACATTTAATCAAAGGAGATTAAAATGACAGCAGCAAGTCCAGCTAGTATAGGCCGCGTCAATGCAGCCGGTACTGAAGACGCGTTATTTCTGAAAGTCTTTGCGGGAGAGGTATTAACCGCTTTCGAAAGATCTAGTGTAACGCAAGGCGCAGAAATGGTGAGAACTATTTCAAGTGGAAAGTCCGCTTCGTTTCCAGTAATGGGAAGAATTGCAGCGGCTTACCATACTCCGGGTGCTGAAATTGTTGGAACAGACGTAAATCATAATGAGAAAGTCATTACAATAAACGATTTATTAGTAAGTTCCGCGTTTTTAGCGTCTATCGAAGAAGCAAAAAACCATTGGGACGTAAGAAGTGCGTATAGTACTGAAATTGGTAGAGCATTAGCTTTCCAAAAAGACAAGCACATTTTACAAACTATTGGTCAAGCTGCATTAGGTTCAGCTAACATAACTGGTGGTGACGCTGGTACAGTATTAACTAATACAGGTATCGCTTCAGCAACAGCAGCAACAGCAGCAAATGCAATGATTGATTCATTATTTGATGCCGCTTCAGCTTTAGATTCACACTACGTTCCAAAAGAAGGTAGAAAGTGTTTCTTAAGATTAGAAGAATACTACAAAATGGCTAACGCTACAAACGCAGTCAACATTGACTACAGTGGTGGAGCTAATGGTGGTGTTAAAGAAGGCAAAGTAATGAAGGTTGCTGGAATTGAATTAATTCCAACTCCTCACTTCGTTGCATCAAACGTAAACTCTGGTGTAGATCAAGGATCAGCAACACAAGGTGGATCAAATCCTCAAGCTGTTAACTTGACT